TTGACATTTGAAAGGTCTTTGCCTAGTTTGGCTGCACATTTGGCCATGTACTTTTTTTCCTGATCTGTGAAATCAATCTCTTTTTTGTTCCCATCATAGCCCCTCAGTTTGTGATAGTAGTTTGTGATCCCTGGACAGTATTTTGTGAAAAACTGTTTGGCAGGTACTATCCTGAAAAATTCCTCTCTACTCATATTGTGAATGTTTTATAATTATCTACATCAAAGATGTCAGATTTTGTTTTGATTTTGGGCTTTGCTTTTACATTGTGTGCAGGGCTGTAGCCCATATCCCTGCAATAGTTTTCAATGTCTCTATACATGATATTCAATACATTTTGCATTCTAGCAATTGGCTCATACATATAGTTTTGATCTATGTACTGCTTATCATATAGTGATATTCTTTTGCTCATGTTTAATTTTTTAAAAAAAGTTATACATTGCTTTTCTCTGTTTGATCTTTATGTGCAGCAGTTTGATGCAATGCTTGCATTGATGGTAGTGTCCATCTATTGAATCCCACCGCTTGTAAAAATCATCTTTCAGCTTTGTCTCACCACATTTATTGCATGTTTTATAGGGGCAATTTTTGCACCCATTATGGCAGCAGTGTCCTCTGCTTTTAAGATACTCACCTGTGAATACCTTATAGCCATTCTCAATGTTATAGTCCATTATTTACAGAAAGGATCTTGCAATATAGCTAATATTGAAAATGCAGTGACCAGGATGATGATGGCTTGAATGCCATAGTTTGTTTTCTTTTTCATAGTGTGTTTTGTTTAGAAATCAAAAATAGTAAATCATTGTTTACTATCCAAATCTTTTTTTAAATAAAATAGCCCAGCATAGAAATGCCAGGCCTATTACACTATGAAAAACAAAGTTTAAATATTTTCCTCTCTATATATCTGCTCTATATGTTTAGGCAGTATGGTGTAGTCATTATCAAAATGACCAGGCATCACCTCCATCAGCCTTTGATTCTTATAGGGGCTATTGCTAGATTTGCACCATCTTTTGCTGATCACCATCCAGTTGTAGAAATAGATGTAGGTGTTCGCCTTTTTGATGTACTGCTTTTTATCTATAGGCAGTTTAAATTTCTTAATCAGTGACACAGATCTGATCTCATTGTCTAGTTCTAGATCCCTGCACAGCCCCAGGTGCAGCTTTAAATTTCGCACCTTTTTGCCCTCTAGCATGTCATTGAATTTCTCATAGGCTTTGCCATCCATGGCATTTTTCCAGGCATCACATTGTTCAGCCCACTGTGTGAAATGTGCAAATTCATGCACTAGAATTTCCAGGGCATCAGGTCTGTTCATGGCACAGGCTAGCAGTGGCACAGTCTCATCAAAGAATCCTGCACATCTATTTTTCGCATCTAGTTTTAGATACTTTGTGTTTCTCAATTCGCATTTGACATCAAATGTCTTGCATGTGTTTTTGACATGCTGCACAAAGTTTATCATTATAGATCTTTTAGTATGGCTTCATCAGGTCTGTCAATCTCTTTTACTTCTACTTTATTCCCACCCCTGACTGTAGCTAGCATTCGTTTGTAGGTGTCAGCTATGTCTACAGTTTCCTGGTACTTTTTAACTAGCCATATCTCTTGATCGTGTCTTGTCATTTTATTCCAATTCTTTGGCATTTTCATATTCAAACTGTATTAATAAATCAATGTAGTGTCTAGCTTTTTTTAGATCCTCAATTCCATTCTTTTGTCTATGTCTCATCACATACTTGATCACATTGCCCTCAATGAATGGCACACCATTCGCATGAATGAACTCTGTGGGCTGTATCTTTAAACTGGCATAGTGGCCACCTCCTATTTGAATCTCACTTGCTTTCATCTTATAATATTTTTGTGCCATCATACACCACACCATTGTACAGGCATTTGCCATCAATCACCTGGTGTGTTTGTGCAAAAAAGAATATTTCTTTATTGACTGTATAAAAATGAATAGTGGCAAACCCATGCTGCCAGTCAGGGATTTTTCCTGTAGGAAAATACTCTACCTCTGTCCTCACCCTGCCACATCCTATTTCTAGCCATACATAGGGATTGTTTCTGTTTGTGATCGGTTTGTAGTTAAGTCTATGACTATGCCCTGATGCACCACTACCCATGTACTCATAGATGTTTTTCTCACCTGCATTCTTTGACAGGGATAGGCCATGCACACCTGTAAAGATGTCAAACCAATTTATGAAATCTTTGCCATCCCATTCAATGCCATAGTCAGCAAATGAAAGTATGTTTTGCAATTCTGTAGATTTGTACTCTTTGAATAAAACAGCTAATCTAGCCAGCTGGCTTTTGCTGTTCATGTGTGGCTTTGTGATCCTCTCATCATGATTGCCTGGTATGAATCTGATCTTTGCATCAGTTGACAATCTCAAAGGATGTAGGATCTGCTCTTTCGTATATTCCACCTCTTTGATCTCACTGTACCCAGCCAGGATGCCATCATCAAATAGTTTTTTCTCATGCCTGGACACATAGGGCAGATCCATCAGATCACCCAATAGTGCCACCTCATCAAAATGATTTGACTGTAGTACCCTATTTATGCATCTCTGCACATTCAGGTCTGTCAGCCATCCATGCTCATCTGATTTCAGTAAAACTGAATAGATTTTTTTATCAGTCAATTTTTTTAACTGCCACCAGTTATACTCTTTTTCTGATAGTCTAGGCCTGTTGTTTTTCAAAGTTTGCTTTCAGTGGTTTATCACCCATTTTTTAAATTAGCACAAAACCGTTTTTGTCTACTTTCCCAGCAGTGTGCAATGCTTTCAATTCATATATAGATTTTCCGAATGATTTTTGAAAATGTGGATCATCTTTAAATTTCCACTCACCGCCCCATTCATAGCCGTATCTCTTAAAGATCTGCACTACCTCCATCCAGTCTGCTTTTGCATCTTTGTCAAAGTCTGTTTTGACATCCCATGATGCTGTCTCAAATGATCCATTTTTGTCTTTGTCTACTAGCAGCACAATATCAATGGCTAGGCCGTAATTGTGATAAGAATGACCACCTTTCGCATTTGTGACCACTTTGCCAGGCTTTGATCTGCCCTGAGCATAAAGTACATCCTGCTCTGCAAATGTCCTTAAAGTGTACGCAAACCTGCATGCCGCTGATCCTGTCAGTGCCTCTACTATTTCATCATACATTTCTAGTGCTTCATCTCTTAGCTTAGGATGCAGCAGCTGAATCCTCTCTATTGTCTTTTGATCTTTCATTCTTAGTAAATTTTTCAAATGCAGTCACCCCAAACACAGCAGCTGAATACCAAAGAAATCCCTCAAATACATATTGTTTTGAATTTGGCAGGTAGCCCAGCACTATGGCATTGATGAATGCAGCTATGCCAGCAAACCTTTTGCTGCTGACTAGGCCATCATTAGATAGTAAATGCTTTAAAAATTGCATAGATCTTTTTTCTACTTATATATAGCATAACTGTAGCAATTATCAATACAGCCCAGATCCAGCTGATCCTGGTGACAATTTTATCTTTTGTCACATTCTTTTCTTTGACTGTCACCTTTTGCCTGGTGTCAGTTAATATTGCCACATCTTTTTGTAGTGTGGATGATCCCTGGCTTTCTTTGCTCTTTGTCTTTTTCTGCCTAATCTCTTTGATAGCCTGGGCTGGTATGCTCATGCTGTCACCTTTTAACACAAAAAACCCAGTGACAGAATCTTTGAATACTATCACCAGGTCTGATGTTTCTATTTGTTTTGTAGATGTTTGGCTTGTACTGTCTATTGACACAAATTGTTTTGACTGATCTACTGATACTGATGTACTGTCTTTGATCTGCTTATTGGTAGCTTTATGCACCATTGAGCATGAACATAGTAAAACAGCTAGTAGAATGAATCTCATCTATCTTGTTTATTTTGCAGTGCTATGGCTAGCTTGTTTATTGTTTCTAGGATGTGATCTAGCTTTTTAGTGATCATGTCCTCTTGCTTTTCTACCATGCTCACTCTGACCTCTAATTCTTTCAGTTTTAAACTTACTTTCACATAAATGCTGATCAGTCCTATTATGATCATGATGGCCTGGCCAGCCATGAACACTACAATATTTTGTGTCATCTACTTAATATCTATCAATTTTAAAAATACAGGATAGATCTCATCAGTTTCAATGTCAGCTACAGAATCAATAGTCAAATCACCTGACCACAAAGTAGACACATCAATGTCTTTTTCTGCTGTCAATAGATCCTCTCTTTCTTTTGTTAACTCAGCAATCTTTTCATTTTGTATTGTGATCATGCCATCCTTTTCCTCACCATACTTTTTGAATAGTTCCTGTTCAGCCTCAGAATACAATTTAAACTCAGCAGATACTACAGCATTCAATCTCTGCAAATATAGCTTTGTTTTCATGTTTGTCTTTTGCTTCATTAGCCCCTGACTGATGATCTCTGATGATCCATCTTTTGATTGCTTTGTGATCCCATTTAATTCATAGTGTAAAGCCACTATTTCGTGTAGTTTTAAATTCATGCTTTCGTGTTTTTTATATATAGATTTTTTTAAAATTTTTTACTAAAAAAATATTTATGCACAATGATATGTGCATCCTACAAATGCTCTTTTATAAATCTGGCCATCATATTCAAATTCCTCACATAAATATAGCCCATCATTGTCAATGTCAAATTCACAATCCATTGTAGACTTTGCTACAGTATAACTATGCAATAAGTCATCATCTTGTTTTCTACCATACCCAGGCACTTCTGATGAACAGATATAATCACCATTTTCTAAATTACCATTTATATTTGTTACCCATATTGCACCCTCACCTAGTCCATTTACTCTAATGACATCCTCTCCTAGTCTGTCACCAAATTGTGCAGTATTATCATATTCTATTGTGCCATCTGTATTGTAATTGTCATTTTTTACATTTGTAACTACACCCCATACAGACTTGTCTTTGTCTTTATTTGTTAATTTAATTTCAGGTAAAGATTCGCTGATTTTAATTGCATCTTTTCCTGTTGTAATTTCATTAGTAATTGGATTGACTGAATAATAAGTACCAACAGAGCTTACAATCATTCCAACATAATTTTCAATGTTATTTTTTAAATCCATGTCAACAGGCTTATTTCCGTGTTGACCTGTAAAATATGCACTTGAAACTAATAATGATCTGTAATTAGTGCCACCACTTCTACTATATAAATAAAGTGTTGTACCTGAAGGAACAGGAACTAATCCACAACTTGAACTAATTCCATTCATAAAAGTTTTGGAATCAGCATCACTTGCATCCTTAACACTTGCAGTAAAACCTAAAGCACCTGCACCAATTCTCATTCGTTCGGTAGTATTTGAAAAAGATATATAACCACTATTAGGATTTGTTATATCAAAACCATCCGACCTTGTATTAATTTGGAATGTTTGATAAATACCATCTGTAAGATTACATATTAAACCTACTGCATTTGTATTAACTGATAATTTAGCAGGTGGCGCACTCGTTCCGATTCCAACATTGCCATCTCTAGTCAAAGACATCACATCAGATTGTGTACCAAAATAATTTCTCCTAAATGTTAAAGAATCTACTGATCCACCTATATACATAAAATAGCCATTCCTTTCTCCACCTCTTTCTAGGTAGATGCCATTATTGTATGCAGTGCTTGCTTGCTTTATATTTAATTTAGAAACATCACCACTATTTGCTAGTGTGCCTAAACTTACACTACTTGAAAAACTAGCACTTGTACCAGTCAATGCACCAGCTAAATTCAAAGTCAATAAACTACTCACACCACCTGGCACTACATATTTTGTTTCATCACTTGTAAATAAACCCAATGTGAAAATCCCTGTACTAGCATATAAATCACCTGTGAATCTACCTGTGCCTGCAAAATCACTTTTGTATGTAGCACCTCCAAAAATAGCCACATTAGTGCCTCCATTTGCTTCAATATGTACCACACCACTTGCATTGTAGTTTGCCAAAGTCACTCTGTCTGATGTCCAATACAAAGCACCTGATCCAGCAGTCATGCCTGTCAGTCTATATGCAGATGCTTGAACTGTACTTGAAAAAACTGCACTTGTACCGTTTAATGCACCTGTAAGTGTACCACCTGCCAATGGTAGATATGTACTAGCAGCTGATGCTGTAGTCAAATATGTGCTATTGTCATAGCTGATAGTAGTGCCTGAAATTTTCACAAAGCCTGTGCCATTCAATGCAGCTTGTTTGCCGTTAAATGTATTCCAGTCTGTGCTGCTCAATGCACCATTTGTACTTGTACTAGCTAGTGCTAATGACAAAGCCTGGCCTGATAAACTCAAACCATTTGCTGTGCCTATAGTTACTGCATCATGTGTAGGTATTGTCCATGTCCTATCTGCACTCAAATCGTATGCAGTGCCGTTTATTGTCAATGTTCTAGTCAATGGTAC